ATTTGAATAACTTTATGGATTCAATCTCTATTTTATCCATTAACTGGTCTATTCCATAAAATCTAGTTTTACTTTCAAAGATATTTTCTATTTTAAACGAGTCGTACCCGTACTTGCATAACGCTGCGTATAAATATGTCTGATGTTTACAGTGTTTAGTTTTATAAGACCTGTGCCTATTTTCTAAATTTACCGTCTGGCCGATATAAATCTTACCAGACGGGCTTGTCATCCTATATACTGCAAATACTGGCATTATAGCATTATTGAATAAGCGTTTCGTAATTTAGGGTTTATCATGAATAATCCAGCCGTATCCGCTTTTGTTCCTGTTATGCGAATAAAGGCGTCCACCTGCTGAAGTGATTGTGTTATATGCATTGAGCTGAAAACAATAGGGGTATCTGCAACTACCGTTCCACCTGTTATTAAGGTTTCTTTGGCAACCCCTGCCCCCGTATAAAGAACAGCTTGTAGCCCCGTAATTCCTGTTCTTGAAACCACCCTTAATCCGTCCACAAGGCAACCAAACGGTATTATAATATCCAAAGGTGTCACGCCGATATTATTTGTGACGTACCCAGTTGTTTTTTCGGATACATCTGGAGTTGTAGGGGCGTTACGGAGAAGTCGAATATAAAATCCTAAAGTATTCAGTTGAGTATCAATTGCTGACGTTATGGTAGATGATACTGTAGTGCCTTTATAGCTATTTGTTGCGTTTAACGTAGTTGATGTCCAAATATGTCCGCCTGTACCTTCCGACCCAAATACACCACCTGATTGCCTATAACCCCCAGCAATCGCACTGAACCCACTCTCATTACTCGCAAACCCATTATCAAACCCACCAAATTTAGCTTTCAGTTTTCCCCCTGCAACCGTACTTCCACCTAAAAACGCTACCAACTGGTCAAAATCTACCTTGGACGGCACTCTCCAACCACGTGGAGGATTCAACCAAATTAAATACACCGCATACCAGTTGTACAGTTTGCCATAAATCGCACCCATTGCAGGGTCGTTATTGTAGTAGCACCACATTGCAGCGGCTTTACAACCTGCGTATGTTTTTAATAAGGCATTTGGCTCTGCGGCGTAGGCTTGGTCGTAAATTAGTGTTGAGGAATCCCAGCCGACTTCTTTTAAGTAGACGTTATCCAGAGTTATATCGCAAGCTGATATATTTCTTTTAATTATAAGGCTTGATTCAACAGCGGTAAAAAATGCAACCTTACCATTACCGACTGTTACATCTGGATTAGTTCCACCTGCTAAATTACCTATCGTTATACTTCCACCGTTGTTTGCGACAACATCATAAGTCAGTCTGTACCTTTTTCCGACTGTCAGAATATTATCTGTTGTATTGCCGAAGCTCTTAAAATTCGCCCAACTAAGAGTAGATGATGGAACCATTGTTAAGGGATAGGTAAACCAAGTATTCTCTGTAGGCAGAGTATTTGGGAAAAAAGGAAATGATGTTGTAGCGGTTATCCAAGCATCCAATGTTCCACTTGCTGTTGCTATGGGTATTTTATTAGCTGTAGCGGTAGAGGTGGCCACCAAATTCACTAAAGTAGAGGTTACAACATAAATTCCATTACTATCAGCATTTACAGCAAGCGTAGAGCTGGTTTTTTGGTACAGTCTGCCATCCCCACCAAATGCCATGCCTAGAGTAGTTGAAACGATAGTCAATATTTGTGAATCGGTTACATTTATACCCTGTGTTGTAGACGCAGTGAGGGTTGAAATAGAAGAAGATGTAAAATTGAATGTATTTGTAAAGCTGTCTGGTGTCCATTGTAAATTTGTACCATTTGAGCGAATACAGAAACTCGTGCTTCCAAAACACACCTTCTTTCCCGCTTCGTTTAACCATACAGCTGTACTTGTAGCTGTTCCAACATATAAACTATCTGAGCCGCTGGCTTGATTACCCGAAAGAATTGCTAACGCCTTACCAGAAAAGTTTATGTTGTCAGTAATGGCAATTCTAGCATTTTTTGAATGTGTTAATCCTGTACCAGCAGTTTCATCAATCACTCCACTCACTGGGCTAAATGATACGCCTCTGGTACACCCTGTTAGTTTATTTGGACTAGCAGCTTTTGAGGTGCAATATATTTTTTCTCTTGGTGTCGTACCATCGTCCGCAAATATTGTATAAATTGTTGTGGTTATGCCCGTTGGTAATGCATTAACAAAAACTGTCGAAGTATTTGAAGAGAGGGGGGACGATAAAAAGCTGTCATAATTATCAGTTGGTAAGGCGGCTCCTAAATTAGACTCCAACAAGTTTTCTGTATTTCTTAGACAACTTTCTAGTTGAATATTTTGTATCTGAGTTCCTGTGTAGTTTTGTATACCACACGCTCTAGCCTCTGACTGCCTATCTTCCACACTGGGCAAACTTAATCCTCGCTCATCATAGAAATTCCACAATGAGGCGGAGGTAGCGGTTGGAATTAAGAGTGCCAAAGTGAAAAGCCAATTTCGTATTTTCATATTATGATGATGTTAAAATTTTATCTGTTAGCCAAAAATCTTGTCCTTGTGCTTTTACAAAAGCCGCCAAGTCATTCATTTCAAAATCAACATTTTTCCCAGACATTCTAAATCGAAATTGTGCACGTAAGAATAATTTAGTTTCATTAAACTGCATTTGAGCAATAAATTCTTTTCTTACACTACCTCCCAAACTACCACCACCAAATACTCCCTGCCCAAAAACTATAGTCCCAACCGCCACATTAGGCAAGGCGCCTAGTATACGAGTATTATTGCCCGATATTAAAAATGTCGAATAAAGTCCACCATCTAAATAAATATCCAGGTATACTTCGGCATTACTTGTTATAAATCCAGACAATCTTAATTTTAGTAATTCCTTATAAAGAAAGGGCTCTTTCCAATCTCTTTCTCCAGTAACGGCTTCACTATTATAATCTCCCTCGTTGTTTTCAGTTGAGTCATCCACATACACTGAATACCCATTATTTAATTTCCAGACATAGCCTGACACTTGTGATAGTGCGCACAAATCACTATTATATTCAGCAAAATCAATTGCATCCCAATGACCGTATGCTCCCCAAGCCGAATAATTTGCGTCATTAAAATAGTATATATCATTTATTCCACCATCAATTGTTGCTCCACCTGTATATAGGTTGCGATTATGAAAAATCATGCAAATTTCATCAAAATATGTTGCCTCTAACGAAGGTTCAATTTTCTGCGAAATAGTCCTAACCTGAACCGGAGTATTTACGTCACCGTAGGCTAAGGTGCGAATATGACCGAGTTGATCGGTGATTGCTAAATCATTCTCCGCTATTACCATGGCTTGTTTTGCAGTCGGATATGAGTTCATTGTGCGAGCCGGAACAAAAACTGAGGTTGTAGTCGATGATCCGTCTGTAACTGTAAAAGCATAGGCAATACCATTCTTACACATTACCATTAAAACAGTACTATTGTTGCCATTTACATACTCTTTCATTGTAACCATTTCATCTGGTGCATAAGCAAAGCCTGCATCTCCTGTACCAGAGCCTGTAATAGTGAAATTAACTATATCTGTTTCTGGATTAGTATTATCAGCAAGTTTTGAAAATCGCATGATAGTTGGATTGTCGGCATCTATCATGTAATTTCTATTTTGATGAAATGCAATAATCCTTGCCTGATCTAATGCACTATATGTTGTACTATCCAATTTTTGAATAACAGTAGAGCCATTTGCGTGTGTAGCAGTAATTCCCGTTACACCAGTTAATTGTGTTGCGGTTTTCCCAGTATAAGAAATTTTATCATCTTGTATCATTATATCTCCAGATGCCGCTAAATTTGCAGTTGTAACAACATCAATGGTTACGTCTGCTAACGCTACTGCACTAGTTAGTGTGGTATTGGCGTTGGCATTCCAAAAAATCCAATTATCAGTTCCATTATTTCCATACAAATATCCATAAGCAGATGAAAGAGTCCATCGCAAAGCAGTTGTAAAAGTAGCATCCGTTAAAAGATACCAAGTATCGTCTACTGTATCAAGAAATTTGATTTTTGTTCCAATGGTTTTAGTCAAGATGTTGACTCCAGTTGCCCGCTTATGTGTGTACAAAGTTTTATCCAATCCCGAAGAAGCGAAAAGAATCTTTGGGCCTTATAATTTAATATGAGTCCATTATTTAAACTAAATGCAAAGGATTTGTTAAGAGGCTTGGTAGTTATTGTTCTGTCGGTTCTATTTTCTTTGCCAGTTAGCGAGCTAGCACAGTATTTCCCGCTTTTAAACAATAATATCATTGCTCTGATTGTATCCACAGCATTTGGATACTTGGGAAAGAATCTTTTGACAGATAGCGAAGGAAAATTAGGTGGAATCTTAAAAATTAAGTAGCTATTTCTACCGTTAATAGTGAGGAGTAAGTGTTATATACACCTCTGCTCCACACGATTAAAAACGATGAAATGGCTATTTTATCGGGCATAAGCGATTGTGTCCGGATAAGCTAATCATTATGGAATACGGCGATATAAAAACAATTGTACAAACAATGTATGGTCAATATGTTGGAGCTGGGAAACTGATAGAAGATACTAGTGGTTCGCCTACGGCTTTGGCAGTATTATTCGATTTAGTTCATAATCGCATTTCGAATTATCCAAGAGAGTGGGAGTTTCTGAAAGAAACTGGAACACTAACTCTTACAGGTGCTTCCAGTTATAATCTTGTAACCACATTTCCTAGCTTAAAGAGTGTTTATCAAATATATGGAATTTCGACTAATCAAGATAGCTCCTATTTACCGAACTATGAAGCCAACATATTGCCAATTGATAATTCACACTCTCTTAGAAATAAAACTTTAATTTTTACCGGAAATGCACCTCAATCAGGTACTGCCACAATACAATACAAGTCAAAGTATATGGTTAAAAATGCGGCCGGCACAAGAATTCAATACTTTACCAAAGATACAGACACAACGGTTTTGGATGATGTAAATTTATTGATATTTGGAATAGGGGAATATATTGATTGGAAGGCAGATAGTAAATCTCAAGAAAGACGACTTGCTAAATCTACTTCAATATCCAATACAAAGTATACATTAAAATCAATCACTTTGGTAAAGTCTTCAAAAGCTACATAGAAGTCACCATCATGCCCCC